AGATGGATTTTTGAATTTATGTGTAATAGTGTCAGCTTTTATATTAATTGCTACAATACCTACAAACAGAAAGAAACCTATAAAAACTATAGCTAATGTAAGTCTGTATTTTTCTAATTCTACTTTATCAATCTTTTCTTTGGTCATCTCTATCCGCCTTAGCTAATCTATCAGATTGCATTAATTGTGGTACACCTAGTATAGTCTTTAATAATGTATCTTGTCTAATAATCTCATTATCTACAGACCTAACTCTATCTATAAGTGCTACTAATATACCATGTTGTGAGTCTAATTTTTGTCCTAATCTTTCCTCGATAGCTGCTATTTGTCCTTCTACTTTTTCATCAACAGTATCTAATTTAGTTTCCATGCCGTCAACAATACGCATTATTAATTTATAAATAAACCAACCGAGACCTAGTGCTGCTGCAATAGGAAAACCAACTTGTTGTATTAAAGTAACTACTTGTTCCATTAATAATCACCCCAAACTTTAGTTTTTTTACCTCCGTCATAAGCAACAGCATGACCTTCTTTTATAAGAACATCACAAATATCTCTACCGTCTTCTGTATAAGGTATACCAAGTATTCTGCCATACTTACCCTTACCTAATGATTTAACTTGTATTTTACCAATACATAGTTGTTTAAGTCTTTCTTTTGCGGCAAGACCTAGCTTCTTTTCAGCTAAATCTCTTGTTCTAGATTCTGGTGTATCTATGCCTGCAAGTCTAACACGTTGTTTATGTAGCTTTACATCAAAACCTAAATCTAAAGTGCAATCAAATGTATCGCCGTCTACTATGCGTTCTAATGTTGCGTTATATACAAATGAATCTGGTGCTTTAGCCATTTAACACTTCCATCTTCTTCTAGCTTGTCTTAATCTTGAATTAGGGTTTTTAGCTGCTTTTGGAAACTTTTTCATTTGTCCTGCAGAACGTGCACAAAATGATTTACGTCTTTTTGCTGCTTTACTGCCTTTTTTAACTTTACCTGTTACAGCAGTTTTTAATTTAGAACCAGGATTTAATCTTCTATAGGCTTTTACACCTGCTTTAGTCATTCCAGCACCTTTTTTAGTAGGTCTAAAATTCTTTTTATTTCTGGCTGGCATCTTAGCTTTTTTTCTTGGCACGTGTACTCCTTTTCTTTTTGACGAAAGTTCTTACATTTGTTGGTTTACCACCAGGATTGCCTGCTGCTCTTTTTCTTCTGACAGCACTCGCTCTTTGTGATGCGGTCATTCTTTTAGCTTGACTTCTTGGTACGCATTTAGGGTATTTACGTTTGCTTTTACCTTTAGCAGATTTTCTACCACATTTTTGGAACTTACCTTTTTTCTTAGGTGCACCTATATCTACCCAGTCACCTTTAGGTCCTTTACCAAACCATGCTGTTAATCCACCACTAGGTTTTGCCACGTTTCTTCCTCGCTTTTCTTATAGCTTCTTTACCTTTTTTAAATATACTTACTACTTGCGTTTTACCCATCACTTTCGCTCTTTGTTCGCCGACAGTAAGAATTTGTATTTTTCTTGCAAAAGGTTTATTAACTCTTTTGACTTTCGCGACTGTTGCTCTAGCGTCTGAAGGAGTAGCGAATTTAATACGTACTGTGTCTTTCGGGTTTTCATCTGTATATAATCTTCTTCCACTACCTTTAGGTTTTTTACCAGTTCCCTTTTTAGGGTCTTTTTTACGTCTACTTTTTGCCACGTTTTTTAGTTCCTCTTCTAGCTTTTTTCATTTGGGCTGCAGTGGGTGCACCTTTTGCACCTTTCTTACGCATTTTTTCTCCAGAACCAGCTTTGATTCTTTTACGTTTTGCGTGTATATTCGCCCATAAACCTCTACGTGCCATTTTACTTCTTAGTCCTATATCCTCCACCACGTTTTTTATATTCACGTACCAACCACCCATTTGCATAAGCACTTGGATAGACTTTAAATTTACGTTTCGCTTCAGCTTTTACTCTAGCATATAAACTAGGATTTGTTGGTACTGCTTTAGACTTAGAAGACTTCTTCTTTGCAGGTTTCTTTTTTGTTCTAGCCATTACTACTCCTCATATAAATTATTAAATGTAATTGTTGGGTCAAGATAACTTTCATGTCCTTCTGCAGAATGAGTGTGCTGTGAAGGTGTAAATTTTGGTGCACCTTCTCCTGTTACCCATAACGCAGGACTGGTCGCTCTAACTCTATTATTAGGTAAAGCAACTAAATTACCTTTCCATTCACAATCTTCTGTTATATATAATACATGAGATTGTTTATGTTGTGCAGGACAATCAGCTATAGCGTTATTTGTGTAATCTACTGTAAACATATATTTACCAGTATAAAACTTTCCATCGATTTTGCAAAGCCATGGAGAAGAACTTACTCTATCCATAACTATGACCGAATGGTCTCTAGATTCACAATCCCAAGGCTGACATAAATGGTCTTCCATAGGTATAGCCCATTCATCTACTGGAATATCAGCTATTAGTCCTTGTATTGGCATACGTGCCCACATTGCACCGCCGTGTATATTACCTTCGTCCCAATCATCGTACTCCCTTTCGCAACCTGTAAAAACAACTTGGAAACTTAATGACCTGTCTGGAATGGTGTTTACAGCAAAAGCAATGGCATGTAGAAACTCTCCATGGTATTGCTGATGATTAGCTGTAAATTCTCTACGCACCCAACATTTAAAGTGCGGGATATTACTTATGAGATGAGGCACTTACTTCTTCTTTTTTCTCATAGTTTTTCTTTTCATGCCACCTTTCTTTTTATATTTAGAACTTTTGAGTTTTCCACCTCTTTTCATTCCTTTAGCTTTCATACTATTCTCCTTTTAATACTCTTTCTTTTAAACGAATCGCACGAGGACCAACTTGGGTCGCCCAACGACTATCCATCATTTCAACTGCAGCAGTTTCCCAATCATGTTCTTCTAATGCAGTTAAAAACTTTTTAAACTTTAATAATCTTGTGATACCTAGATTGAAACACATATTAGCAAGCACTCTTTGAATATCTTCGGGTAGATGAATCCACCACTCTAAGTTTCTATCTAATTCTGTAGTTACTATATTTATGTCTTTTTCAAAACACTCTTTTATTCTATCTTCAGATACTGGTGTATCTACCTCTTGACCATGTTCGGGGTCTGATTCTAATATCAAATGTCCTATACCAAATGTAGGATATCCAAGGTGGTCTAAATATATTTTATCTACACAACCCTCATCAAAAGTTAATTCTTCTCTTAATTTATCTACGTTCATCTTATCGGGACTATTGTTGCTCCGTTTGTTTTTACTGTTACTTTGCCCAGAGTCGTTGTCCCCTGAACTCCATTTTCTTCCCCAACGTATAAGTCTATCCATTCAGTTCCACTCCATAACTGTAATTGATTTGTGCTTAGATTAAAAATTATATCTCCTTTATTAAATTTGTTCAAATTTCTTTGTGTCTCATTTACTGACAAAGTAGAGTCTATATCTTTAGAATTTAAAGATAATTCAAGAACTCTGCTTAATCTGTTAAAAGTTTCAGGATTAACTTGTCCTTGTGCTGTTGGTAACTTAGTTTCTAAAAGTTTACTCATTATCTTTTACCGTCTGGTTTTACGTCTAATCTAGTAGCACCTAACCTAAAACTCATACCAGTTACACTTGTATCATCATCATTAGATTGCACCCTTAATACTGCTTGTCTTCCTCGTAATCTAGTATCTAATTTTGTAGTATTAGAAAAACACGAAGATGTGCTCACTGTCGTTAGACTTTCTCCAGGAAAGTTCCTTCTCTTTAAAACAAAATCTAATTGTTGTCCTGAAGAACCTGTAGAACCACTACCAATAAATTTTACGTCGGGTATAACTCTATTAACGAATTGAAACATATCTCCTTCGCCTAAATCAAAATCACTAGATTCTATAAAAACATTTTGCATTGCAGAACCATCATCATCGTTACCAACTTCATGATTAAATATACAATTAGTATTAGTTGATATTTCATGCGTTGCAATAGGTTTATCGAAGACACCTTCGTCTAACCAAGCGTTTCTAGATAATTGTCCTATAGACCATACATTTTCATCGTAATTGTAAACTACGTATCTATCTATATTGGTAGCCCCTGATGAACAATAGAACCAACCAACTTCATCAAAAGCCTTATTTGCAAAACCAAATATCTGGAAACTTTGTGTTTCATTTATATCACTAAAAACATAATCTTGAACACTACATGGTAAACTTTGTACTTGTCCTGTATATGCATAAAAACCTTTTTTATCCATCCAAAAAATACCTTTAGGTGTATTTACTGCAGCGTTAGGACCAACTAAACCCACACCTTCATTAACTAAATTAACACCGAAAGTAAAAGGTTGTCCTACAAAACTTAATGAATATAAAGCGGTATCTGTCCAAACTAATGTTTCTTGTCTTGCTCTAATTGCACCTATGATTGCAGAACCTGCAGATAATCTTAATGACCCTGCAGTATTAGTTGGTAAAGGTTCCCATTCCGTAACATTTTCTTGGTCGCTGAAAGCTATGAGCATAGGGTCTATAGTCCCTGACCTAGACGAGCCGACGATAGGGTCAGCACCAAAACAGATAACGTGTCTATCTATATCACTAACTAAAACTTGAAGTGCTACAGTTGGTGGTAAATTAGCACCTGATAAATCTGATAATGCTACTGCTCTAGTGCTAGTTCCATCACTTGTGTCCCAGTAATAAACACCACCGTTTCTTGGATTAAATACTAAATCTTCTCCGAAGTTGTCGTGGGAGTATAGTCTTAATTGGTTTGAAAAAGTTAAAGATTGTTGGGAACCAAATGTGCCTTCACCCCAACCACCTACGCCCCAACCAGTCGAAGGAACATAAACATCTAAGCCAACATTTATTTGATAGGCACCTACAACAGATGAACCACCATTCCCACTATCAGAAGAGTTTGCTGTTACGGTAGCTCCAGAAGTATCTTTAGCCTCGATAGTATAGCTATTAGTATTAACTATAGTTGCGATTTGATATTCTTGATTTAAAACAGCAGCAGTTATGTTGCCACCTAAACTAGATGCACCACTAAATGTTACAAAATCGTTTTTAACTGCACCGTGAGATGTGTCAGTAACAGTAATCGTAGCGTCGCCATTTGTTGCTGCAAATGTTACGTCTCCTGCAGCTGTTGTAGTTCTTATCGGAGTTACATCATAATAGAGATTACCGTCTAATATGTAGTATTTTTGTGTTGCACCTATACCTACATACTTTGTGCCATCTAGTGCAGTCCATGCATGTAAAGCTCTACCACGTGATATAAAAGTAGAAGATGTTCTTTTCGCCCATCCACCTATTTTTTCTGGAAGCCCTTTTCTAAAACGCACTAAATTACTATCAAACCAACCGCCTTCATTAGCATAAGCAGTAAGTTCTTTGTTAATTCCTGGTTTGAAAATAAATTTCTGTAAAGGCACTTTAACTCCTAAATAAAACTAGCAAATACTATAGAGCCTAGTATAAACGGATAAACCCCCCATAACAACATTTCTAATCTTTTAAATTTAGCAGAACCTTCGTCTAATCTTTTTTCTATATATTCATAACGTATTGCACATTCTCTTTCATGTGCATTAAGCTCTGCTAAAGCGTCCTTTACAGTAGGCACTATTTATCCTTTGCTTTACCTATATTAAGAGCACACCAATCGATAATTTTGTAAATATGACTAAACCAATGGTCATCTTTTGGTGTAGGTGTTATAGCTGCTATGACTGAAGCTATAGATATTATTGCTGTAATCCACATAATTATGTTTAACCACATCATTTTAATTTTCCTCCTCTAGAGTATTATCGTTTAAAACTTCATCTGCTTGTTCTTTTGTTGATTTAATAAAAGCATCATTAAACACACTTAAACTAGCATTGATTTGGTCTAATTGAAATTCTGTTTGTTGTTTTTTATTATTCAAATCAAGTATTTGTCTGTGAAAATATTGTTGTTGTGGTGTTAAATCGGAAACTTTCATTTCTTTATCATCTAACACTACGACTGGTTCTTGGTTTTGTTGAGTCATTTTTTTCTCCTTATGAACTTAATGTTTTAATTACACTAGATGGACTTATCTTTTCAGATATTTCTGCATCTAATCCAGTTTTTATTTCAGTTACTTTTTCACTACCTAATGCAGATTCTACCCAACCTTGAACATCACTAGCTTTTAAATTAGACCATAAGATAAAACTAGATAAATCAGATATATCTAATGACTGAGCACCGTAAGCAGTAGCTGTCCAATTATTTCCATCACTATCTTTATTAGTA